ACCGGATGGCCGCGCGATTTTTTTAAGTGGTGGGTCCAGAACGCACGACGATGCAGACTCAAAGCTTAGATAACGCTCCTTCGGCTATAAGTACGTGCGCACTAAGTTTCAATTCAAAAAATGTGGGATCCACTATTAAACGAGTTTCCGGATACGGTTCACGGGTTTCGTTGTATGCTATCTGTAAAATATTTGCAACTTTTGTCGCAGGATTATTCTCCAGATACGCTTGGGTACGATTTAATACGGGATTTAATTTGTATTTTACGCTCCCGTAATTATGTCGAAGCGAGCTGCCGATATCGTCATTTCTACGCCCGCGTCGAAAGTACGCCGGCGTCTGAACTTCGGCAGCCCATACACCAGCCGTGCTGCTGCCCCCATTGTCCGCGTCACAAAACAACAGGCATGGACAAACAGGCCTATGAACAGGAAACCCAGAATGTACCGGATGTACAGAAGTCCGGATGTTCCAAGGGGATGTGAGGGTCCCTGTAAGGTACAGTCGTTTGAATCTCGACACGATGTCGTTCATATTGGTAAGGTAATGTGTATTTCGGATGTTACGCGTGGAGTCGGTTTGACCCATCGTATAGGTAAGCGTTTTTGTGTCAAGTCAGTTTATGTTTTAGGTAAGATATGGATGGACGAGAACATTAAGACCAAGAACCATACGAATTCGGTGATGCCTTTCCTCGTTCGTGATCGACGACCGACAGATAAACCACAAGATTTTGGTGAAGTGTTTAATATGTTTGATAACCAGCCCGATATGGCCACCGTTAAGAACATGCATAGGGATCGGTACCAGGTGTTGAGGAAATGGCATGCAACCGTTACTGGTGGTCAATATGCATCTAAGGAACAGGCGTTGGTTAAGAAGTTTATCAGGGTTAACAATTATGTTGTTTACAACCAGCAGGAGGCAGGAAAATACGAGAATCACACCGAGAATGCATTGATGCTTTATATGGCTTGTACCCATGCTAGTAACCCAGTTTATGCTACTCTTAAGATTCGGATATATTTTTATGACTCTGTAACGAATTGAAATTAATAAAGTTTTAATTTTATATCTGAATATTGGTCTACATACATTGTTTGATTAATTACATTGTACAATACATGTTCAACGGCTTTAATAACTAAATTAAGTGAGATTACACCTAGATTGTTGAGATACTTGAATACTTGGGTTTTGAATACCCTTAAGAAAAGACCAGTCTGAGGGTGTAAGGTCGTCCAGATTCGGAAGGTTAGAAAACACTTGTGCACTCCCAGAGCTTTCCGTAGGTTGTAGTTGAATTGGATCCTCATTGTTATGATGTCCATGTTCGTCGTGAATGGACGGTTGTCGTGGCTGAGGATTTTGAAATAAAGGGGATTTGGAACCTTCCAGATATAGACGCCATTCGTTGAATGAGCTGCAGTGATGCGTTCCCCTTTGCGAGAATCCATGGTTGTGGCAGTTGATACTTAGGTAATAGCTGCATCCACACTCAAGGTCCACTCGTTTCCTCATGTGCGCTCTCTTCGCTTCCCTGTGTTGAACTTTGATTGGTACCGGAGTAGAGCGGTTGGGTGAGAGAGACGAATGTTGCATTCTTTAAAGCCCAGGATTTTAATGCTGAGTTCTTATCCTCGTCTAAGAACTCTTTATAGCTTGCATTGGGCCCTGGATTGCAGAGGAAGATTGTTGGTATGCCGCCTTTAATTTGAACTGGCTTCCCGTATTTTGTGTTTGATTGCCAGTCCCTTTGGGCCCCCATGAATTCTTTAAAGTGTTTTAGGAAGTGTGGATCGACGTCATCAATGACGTTATACCAAGCGTCGTTACTGTACACCTTTGGGCTAAGGTCCAGATTCCCGCATAAATAGTTATGTGGGCTTAAAGACCTAGCCCACATTGTTTTTCCAGTACGACTATCTTCCTCAATTACTATACTTTGAGGTCTCAGGGGCCGCGCAGCGGCATCGACAACGTTCTCGCACGCCCACTCTTCAAGTTCTTCTGGAACTTGATCAAATGAAGAAGAAGAAAAAGGAGAAACATAAGGAGCTGGAGGCTCCTGAAAATATCTATCTAAATTAGAATTTAAATTATGAAATTGAAGTAGAAAGTCTCTTGGGGCTTTTTCCTTCAGTATATTGAGGGCCTGAGCTTTGGACCCTGCGTTGATTGCCTCGGCATATGCGTCGTTGGCAGTTTGGCAACCTCCTGTAGCTGATCTTCCATCGACTTGGAAAACTCCATGATCAAGGATGTCTCCGTCTTTCTCCATGTAGGTTTGGACATCGCTTGAGCTTTTAGCTCCCTGAATGTTCGGATGGAAATGTGCTGACCTAGTTGGGGAGGTGAGGTCGAAGAATCTATTGTTCCTGCACTGGAACTTTCCTTCGAACTGGATGAGAACACGCAAGTGAGGATTCCCATCTTCATGAAGTTCTCTGCAGATTCTAATGAATTTTTTGTTTACTGGGGTTTGGAGATTTAAGAATTGGGAAAGTGCTTCTTCTTTAGTCAGGGAGCACTTGGGATAAGTGAGAAAATAATTTTTGGAATATATTTGAAAGCGTTTGGAAGGCATGTTGACTACATTGAGTACCGATTGACTCGCTTTGGCAACTCTCTCTGGTATATCGGTACCCAATATATAGTGAGCACCAAATGGCATATGTGTAATTTTGCAATGAAATTCAGAATCCTCACGCTCCAGGAGCGGCCATCCGTACAACATT